AAAGGAAACCATACTAAATCTCCCTCTTGTGGTCTACTTCCCACTTCAACATTCTCTGCTCCAGTCATTGAATATGCAACAAAATCTTCATACATACCACGAGATATTACTAAGTTTATCTCATCACTAGATTGAATACCAAACTTAGTTAAGAAATCTCCATTACCATCAAACCCTGAGAAGTTCTCAAGATAACCAGACATAATATAACTATCATTAAATTCTGAGATAACTTCATCATTTAATATAGTGTCCTTCCTTACTAGTTTTCTAGGGATATAAACAATATCCAATCCAAACATCTTTAGATATTCATCTACCAGATTCGATTGAAGAATCTGCTCATTCCTAGTACCATGGGTGAAGTATGTATTCTTAGCCATTAACCTATTTCCCAGTTAGGTGGAAGTTCATATGTAGTAGTAATCTCAGATTCAATCTTCATTACTTCTGAATTACCATCTTCATATAACTCTCTACCATTCATGGTTATACCACCAGGTAATTGTGCACCTTTAAACTTAATAAGATTCTGCCCCCACTGTCTTTTTATAAGTGCAGTAGTATATTTCTTTAAGAAAGGATCATTATAAACCTCAGTATAAGTTGTTGGATCTAACAACCTATGACAATCAAGAATTATATAAGATCCCTCATCTAGCATTAATCTATCAGTGTCAATATATAAACGATCAGAACGTCTATTGAATCTGAAAGGTATAAATGCTCCATTATTTAAGACCATATCTAATGTCTCAAGATATGTCTTAGTCATAAAATAAGAAAGAATATCAACAGACCCGAACTGATACAAATCATTCAGGAACAATTGATATTCTAAACCAAACATATTACTTCTTATATTACTTCCCTTAACACCAAAGATTCTATTAATACCTAATACCTGAGGTGGTATCTGCAAATAATTATCTCTCTCTTCCCATTCTGTTTGCTCTTGTACACCTGTAACTTCTATCTTAGCATTACCACCACCACCTGTAAAAGTAATCTCATCCTCTACAAGATAATTTGTTCCAGTAGCACTTATCTCTACTTCTGATATCTGACCGTCTACTGCAGTAATATCAAAAGTAGCACTTGTTCCTGTACCACCAGTATAAGCAGCAGAAGTACCAGTAGTGTATCCAGTACCCTGTTCCACTACCTTTACGGTTAGTATTGCACCTGTAGCGGTTCCTAGTAATTGTTCTTGATCTAATCCTCTAAACTTAGCAACATCAGACGCTGTAAGTTTATGCTTCAAGAACATCCTCTCGACACCATCGAAGTGACGTTCTTGAAACAATTGAATAGCATCATCTATTAGGTCATCAACCTGATCATCATCAACATTGATTTCCAATACGGGTGCACCTAATCGTCTTAAACAATAATCTTTTAGTTCTGCTTTGGTAGTAGGTTGTGCCATTTATTCCCAGACATAACATTCCTCTACCTATATTTAGCAGACAACTAATCCCTATTGAATTACTGATGCTGTACTATTTGTTGGGGCGATAGTTTCAGGAGCAACTCCTCTGTTGTCTGTATCTTCTCCAACTTCTGGAGTTCCACCACCATCTGCCATTTGTAATGCTTCTATTGCACCTTGAAGACGAAAGTATTCTTCCTTCTTAGTGTTTATTTCTGTATCTAGTTCACGGATCTTTGCTACAACTCCTTCAAGTTGTGTCTTGAACTGATCTATCATTTCGGAATTTGCCATAGTTTTGAATGATTAACGTATTTATTTATAAGGGTTACCAAGTGAAGGTATTGAATGTCATCCTTGGTTCATCTGAATGCCAAGTACTTTTATCCCAATGTGCTGAATGGAATAATGATGATTCATAGAATATATATTGATTATACTTATGATACTGGGTGTGGTATACCTCCCAATCTTCTAGTTCTGAATTAAGAATCTCTTTGTGTCTGTAATTTGCTAGTGCTGTATACTCTTCTCCAGTTTTCTTATACCTGTAGAAGTGAGTGCCAGAAGATTCTTCAGCATGATGCTCATTAATATTAAGTGGACATATACCAGCATAATGAAAATAATCAACATGAGGCATAAGAGTTCCTATCTCATCATACATTTGCAATGATACTACTGGAGCAAAAGAACTATGAGAAGTTCTAAAATCTCCCATAAAAGATTCCTTTAACATTCCTGTTAACCTTAGAACCTGCATTTCATTAAACCCAAAGTAATTAATATATCCTGGATTCATTGGTATCTCAGGATCTTTAAAATACTTACAGTTGAGAGCATAATCCCTAACCTTATCTGGGTATAAAAAGAAATCATCAACGACAACAATCCTACTATTAGTATTGCCTATATTAATAACTTTAGGATAAATACCAGTTCTTATTCTAAAATCATTAGGGTTTATTACTGCCACCATAGCCATCCTGTGATAATGTATTTGTGTTGAGTTTGAGATATCTCACCTTTATGTACGTGAGTGTATGCTGCAGGAAATATAACTGTCTTACCCTTAACAGGTTTAACTGTACAATCCTGATGATAGAACATAGTTCCACCACCTTCTGTGACATCATTTAGGTATGTCATATAAACCATAGCACGTTCACATCCAGTTAATTGTGCACCATCTATATGCCATTCATAATATCCTTCACCTGGTTTATAGTGTTGTATTTGTGGAAACATTCTAGATGTAAAAGTTCCACCAAATTCACCAAACTTAAATTTAGCTAGATATGAATCAATAAATCCATTTAGTTCTTCTCTATAATCAAACCATTTATATAATTCATTTATCTGTCCTGGAGGTGCAAGTTTATCTGCATCCTGTAACCAGAAATCCATACTCTTTTTAACTCGTTCCTGAACTCTACCATTACCAGATTTACCTCTATAAGCAAGACCTTTAGCAGATGCATCTTCATACATCTTTAATAATGAATCACATATAGTGGTATCAGATAATTGATATTCTTCTATGAATGATGGAGTCATGATTTAGAAAGTACAAGTATATAAAGACCATTCCACCAATCCTTATCATCTTCAACTACAGATGTTAAAATTTTCCTACGAAATAGTGGTCTTAGATTATTTGTTTCTACAAATTCATCAGCAGAAGATACTACTCCTTGGAAATTAGCATCATCTAAAACAAGTATAAAATCATCTGCAAGAAGATCAAGAACTGAATTTAAATTTGCTAATTGATTAATATGATCATGATCTGCATCATAGAAAATAACATTAGGTTTATTTGGAATATCAGAAGCAATTAGTTCTGGTATATTCTTTTCTATTAAAGTCCAGTTAGGATGATAGAAATTAGATAAGAATTCCTTTTTAGGATCTTTTGATTTTGGTAATAAAACTTCCTCTCGGAAAGGTTCTAGTTCTGTTGATTCAAAATTATCAACAGCATATGCTGCTATTATACCATTTTTATGTGTAGCAGCATAAAAAGTACTACCAGTATAGCAACCTAATTCTAGATATACTGTTGGGGATTCTGCACATAAGTTATTCAAGAAATGACGAACTCTATTAGATGTAAAACCTGGTATAGTATAACGATGCTCAAATCCACTCTTAAACATGGCAGCATCATCTATAGATCTTAACACACGGTCAACATAGGGATGTAAAGATAATCCTTTCTTATCTACGTAATTCTTAGCTACAGTATCACAGTAATGACAATCCCAACAATCAAACTTACACGTCTTAATCTTATCTCTCCAAACATCAATAGGTCTCTCTGCTATTGATGTATCCTCCATATACTCTTCAAACTCTGGGAATAAAAGTTCTTCATCATTATTCCATCGTTTGATTATATCCATGGATTCTTTTAATCTCATAGCATTTTCTCTGCCATGCAATTTAAAGACATCAATACCTAGATCAAGAATCTCTTCCCAATCTTTTTTCCATGGTGGTAAATTAGCTGCCTTTAATGATGCTGCTGGATCCTTTACATCCCAAAGAGAACATGAAACTCTACTTATAGGATCATCAAAATACTGTGGATCATTAGGCATCCTAGAATTATTATAGTGATAATGCTCTGGCATTATGGGGCATCCACCCCAACATCCCTCATTAACTAATAATGAGATCTTAAGATCATTATCACAATATTCTTTTGCTTGTTTTATTCTTAATAGTTGATCTCTATCTCGCATAAGATCTCTATCAAGATTAACATAATTAAATCCTGCTTGAGATAATTGTACTATATCATTCGCCTTTGTTACTTCTCTTAAAATAGTATTCTTTATGTAAAGGTCTGGAAACTCTCTTTGTATCTGTCCAGTTAATACCCAAGATGTATGAGGTAAAGTTACTATTCTACAACCTTCATTATATAAAGGTTTAAAATGTTCTATCCAAGTATCTAAGTTCCTTTGATTTGGTACTACATATACGTTATTAAATGTAGCAGACAATGGTATATCTACTTCCCTACTAATAAGCAAAGCATTCATAGTAGTCATTCTAATATCTGTCTCAAACACATCACCCATAGCATCCTGTAAAAAAGGAGGCATACGACAGGTAAAATATAGATCAGATATTAAATGTTTATGTTCTTTTAAAAAAGGTATGAAATCAGAATAAATATATTCTTCTTCAAGTTTGGGGTTAATTGGAAGCGAGAAAATCTTCATAATCTTTCACTACTGCATCAATAAAAATTTGTTCGTTACCGCCCTTAATGAGATCTTTTTGGGCTTCAGCAAGTTCTAATAACTTAGATTCATTTATTTCTGTTGGATTATCAGCATCTAATTGATACTGAATTATAGGAAGAAC